AACATATATCTGAAACACAAATGGATGATTACAATTTTGATGAAATTATTAATAACAATGGATCATTAGAAAATTTAGAACATGCAATAATTGAATTAATTGAGGCTAACAATGTATGAGGAAAATGTTATTAGATGTAAAGGCTGCGGAATATGGTTGCCTACATTTGATTTGACATGCTCCTGCTGGACATACGGTAAAATAGACCGACCCAAAACCAATGAAGGGAGTGTCAGAGATGACATCAACCAACAACGGAAAGGCAAACCGATGAGAACTGCGAACAGGGGAGAGATTGGCTAGATACGAAGTTATCAAAACGATTTCTTTTAGTAGCCGCGCTTGCGGTAGGAATCGGTATAGCAACTCCAGCAATTGCGCAATCGCCACAAAAGCATAAACCGTTGTTAATTGCTCGCACACCAGATGCAGCAAAACAACATGCTCAACGGCAATTAGCGTTATACAGTTGGAACAACAAACAATGGGAATGTTTATCAACGCTTTGGCAGAAAGAAAGCAATTGGCGGCCACAAGCGCAAAATAAACAATTTGTTTGGATAACTAAAGATGGGAAAAAAATTAAAGTGCAAGCAGGAGGGATACCACAAATACTTGGTATGTCACCTGAATTGCCAGTTGAGAATCAGGTAACGCAAGGATTGAAATACATCCAAGCGCGATATGGTTCCCCATGTTCCGCTTTGAAGTTTCATTTAGAGCGTAACTACTACTAGATTTCTTGGTGCCGTTCACCAAGGAAACCGAAGCCCGATCTTTGAGATTGCCTCCCAAGGATCGGGTTTCACTTTGGTTACTTACGGTGTAAGGTTACGATATGGCAAAAGGCAAAAGTCGCGGAGAGCGCAATTCAGAACGCAAAAATGGTAAAGCATATAAAAAACATAAAAAAGTTCAAAAGAAAACTGGTCGTACAATTGGTGGTTATTCCCCTGCCAAATTAGCGATTCGGGCGGAAAAGCGTAAACAAATTGTTGGAGAGTAATGACTACAATAATTGCATTACAAAAACCTGACTGCGTAATTATTGCAGCCGATAACCAGGTTACTTCTACGCGAAAATACCGCCATCCAAAAATGGCAAAAATTACAAAACGCGGTCAATATTTAATTGCAGGAAGCGGCGAGGTTGCTGCTTGCGATATAACTCAACATATATTTGTACCACCCAAACCAAACTTAGAAGATAAAAAAGATTTGTACCATTTTATGATTGCTAAATTTGTACCAGCGTTAAAAAAATGTTTTAAGGAACAAGAATATAAATGGCAACCAACCGTTGATGATGATGAATATGAAACTAAATTTATGTTTTTAATTGCTATATGCGGAGAAGTATTTGAAATAGCAGATGATCTTGCAGTTACTTTAGATGATTCAGGTATTTATGGAGTTGGTTCAGGAAGTGATATTGCTATTGGTGCATTACACGCGGGAGCAAGTCTAGATAAAGCATTGAAAATAGCAGCAAAAATTGATCCGTTTACTTCTGCACCTTTTATTAAGATGGAGCAAAAGAAAAATGGACAATGAAGTGGCAAATAAAGTTATTGCAAGAGCAAAAGGCTATTGTGAAAAGTGTGGGTTACCAGGTGACCTGCAACTTCATCATAGAAAATTGCGCTCGCAAGGTGGCAAAAATGAACCTGCAAATCTAATTGCGATTCATGCAAGTTGCCACATACAACATAAAAACTCAATACACGATAACCCTAAAACCTCAAAAGTTAAAGGGTACATAGTTCCTAGTTGGGGCGACCCATTGGAATATCCGTTTCATCAAGTAGATGGAACAATAGTTAAACTAGACAATGAAGGCACATATACAAGAATAGAGGCATAGGATGGCACAAATAACAGTAGTAGGTAATGTAGGAACAGAACCAGAGTTAAAGTTTTTTAGTGGTAAGAACGGTGACTTTGGAGTTACTAATTTTTCTTTGGCGTACACACCACGCGAGAAAAAAGGTACAGAGTTTGTAGATGGAGAAACTGTTTGGTTTCGTATATCTGTTTTAGGCAAACAGGCTGAAGCAGCAACCGAAATTAAAAAAGGCGACAGAGTAATGGTTATGGGTGCATTCAAACAATCAACTTATCAGGCTAAAGATGGCACCATGAAAACTGGATTAGAAATTAAGGCTGATAGTTTTGGAATAGTTCCACGCGCTATGGAGCGAAAGAAAGTTGAGAAGAAAGAAGAAGATGGGGGCTGGACTTCATGGACTTAATGAGTACGGCAGATGTCAGGGCTTTACTGAATATAAATGAAAATAACCTTCATCAAATTCAATATCGTGGACATATCAAGTGGGTTAAAAAAGAAGGCAAAAATGTTTTCTATAACCGAGTTGATGTTGAAGCGTATAAAGCCAAACGCGACAAGCGCGGTAAGAAGTGATTTGGTTTGTGCTTAGTGTTATAGGCGCACAGCAACTTATTCATGCTTGGGAATTACGCAAAATTAAACAGGAATATCATTTGATGTTTCATTCCCTTATTAATGTTTCTAAGACGGCTGATACCGTATTGGAGATGTGGGTTGAACATAAAAAGGAACACATGTAATGAAATGTTTATTTTGCCGCAGGAACAACGATCAAATAGTTTGTATCAACTGCTGGCAATTTGCGCTTTCACAATTAAAGAAATTCCCTGAAAAATATAATGATTTAGAAGATGAATTACAACCATCTAAAGGCTATGGCGAACGCGTAAGCGGAACTAAAACCCCACCATTACCAGTAAGGCTAGAAACTTTATACTTACGAACAGGCGGGATAAGTCATAATCTTATGTTACATGAACAACAAATACGCATAGAATTAAAACACACTAAAATTACTTGGCGCGGGGAAGAAATAAATCGCATTACTAAAACTTGTGAATACATTTACACACATGAAGAATGGATATACAAAAAGTACGATGACATAGATCAATTGACTAAAGACATTCAAGACATATCAGGCAGAATTAATTTTGTATTAGGTAACAAATCAGAAGAAGTAACAATTGGAACTTGCCCTAGCACCGATGATAAAGGTGAAATATGTGGGGCTATCTTGCGTATAAACCCTAACATTCTTGCAACATATTCCGAAATTAAATGCAGGGCGTGTGATACAACTTGGACTTCTGACAAATGGAGATTATTGGGAAGGATTATAGAAAGTGCCACAAATAAAGCCGAATCAAGCAGCCAAAATATTTAAGGTTACGGAACGCACTATCTTTAATTGGATTAAATCAGATTCCATAAAAGGCAAACTAGGATTATATTCTGTTGATGATTTACAAAAAGCGTATGACAAACGGCGTAGGAGAAAACCTAGACTTCGCCATAAGTAATTTGACAGTTGCGCTTATTTTCAGTATTCTCTCTCACAATGGATGGCTTGTGCCTAATAGGAAGCCATGTTAATTGTGACCGAAGAAATTACCCTTGCAGATATTGATGAAGCGCTATTTCACATGCGCGACAAAGTAACAGACCGTTATGGTAATCGCCTGACCTATAAACAGAAACAACTGTATTGGGCAAGCATTGATGACCTACTTGAAGCAAGATTAAACCTTACGAAAATGAAGGCGGAAGGCTCAATGTTACTAGAAACCAGTAACACCTAGTGAGTAACAAAAACGCTTTACCTGAACCAGAACAACTTGATAAAGAGAATAAAGTTTTGGAATTGCGCCGCCTAGGATTAACTTGGAGCGAGATTGCAGATCAGACAGGTTACGCAACACATGTAGGGGCTATGAAAGCCTATAAGCGTGTGATGGACAGATACCAAAAAGAACCCCGCGAAGATTTACAAACAATTGAAGTCGAACGCCTAAATAAAATTCAATCAGTATTTATGGAAAAAGCATTTGTAGATGCAGATGTTAGATCAGCAGCAATTGCATTAAAGGCAATAGAAATTCGCACCAAATTGCTAGGGTTGAATGAGCCAACTAGAATTCAACAGGACATAACAACTTGGGATGGCGATGAATCAATTGATAGAGCAGTCAAAGACCTCGCGGCTTTACTCACCGCAAACGATGAAGTACGCCCAAGCGAGAGTTCAATGGCAGACAGTTCAGGCCAGATCGAGCCAACTACCGCCGAGTGAAGAATGGCAGACTTGGTTAATTCTTTCAGGTCGCGGATGGGG